TTTTACCCGCTAAAACTTGTGATATTAAAAATTCCTGGTAGGTAGGCTGGCAAAAATCAAAACCAAATTTTAAACGCTCTTTATTGATAATCAATCTATATTCATTTATAGCCGCCTGGCTTGCTGAATAGTTTTTATTGAAAGTCATCATTAGAATTTCAGGCGGCGTTTCTAAAGCCCAGGCTATAGCACTCATTATACAGCGTTCAAAATCAGAAAAAGCCTGATCAGTACCATCACCACCTAACATAACAGGCGTTTCACCCACGCCTAAACGCTCTAAAGCCATACCAGGCGCTAACTTAGATTGCTTAATTTTTACAGGGCCTGAAACCGTTTCTGCAGATTTTTTTACATTCTGAACAGCCATGTTAGAAATTGGATTAGTAGAAATACCAGGCTGATCACGCTTAACAAACATAGCCACAAAAGAATTAACTAACGCCTTACGCTGGGCGCTATCTCTATAACGGTCAATTTCTTTTAATGACTGTAGAACGATTGAAAGCATTGGCTGACCACGAACTTCATCTATTAAATGATCAGTACCATAAACCAACCACGCAACGCGCCGCCCTGTATTTTTTCCTATAGCTGGAATACGCTTAGAAGTACCATCAGCCTGATCTACAAAAAAAGCTGTATGTTCACCCTTTTGGTTAACTTCCACGCCATGCGTTACCACATGGCCCGTAGGAACTTCATCACCTTCTTCACTTGAAGTATTTATTTTATTACCTGGTATGATCTGAATTTTAGGTAATAGCGTTTCTTCATCAATATGCTGAAGAACCAAAACATCACCAATAATTAAAGCAGCCTGTTTAGCTATTGCCTGAAGTTCTGAATAAGTATAAAGCCCGTGATAATCCGCTAACTTTTGATTATTACCCCAAATAGAAAAAAGGTTTTCTACCTGTTCAGCCCAATCATCAGCAGCTTCTTCACTCATGCCTACAATACTATTATCAGGCTGGGCTTCTAACTCTATTCCTGTATTAATAATATTAGCTAAATAACGGCGGATAATGCCGCGGGCGTAAAGGTTATTAGTGAATAATTCTATAGAGCGATTACGCAAAGTTACATAATCCACGTGTAAAATAGGTGTATCACCATAACCACCTAAGAATTTATCACCCGACCAGTTAGCCCAATAATCATTAGTATCAAAAGCATCACCAGCTAAAGCCTGAATATCAGGTAAATCATCCATATCGAAACGCATAGCACCAGAACCAGGGCCTTCAGCCCCTAAATGATCTGCAGCTTCTGCTAAAATTGAATTATCTTCACCAGGCACATCAGAACCCCCGAAAACTGATTTTAATATTCCTATAGGGCGTTCTAGCATAAAGGCACCATTTGAGTAGAACCGCCGTTACAAAGGGCCTCTAATGAAGCTATTTGTGATAACAAGCCGTTATAAGATAACTGAAGTTCATTTACATCCTGGCGCTTTACTTGCTGGCGATCCTGGCCAGTATCTAAAGTGTATTCTGCAGCCATATTTTTAGGATCTAAAAGCCAGGTAATAGCGGCCCTGTACTTTCTAGCCTGCGCTTTTAATGCTGATAACTCTTCACAAAAAAAATCTGACATATAAAAACCTGAAATACTTGAATTAGAAGCGGAATTTGTTCTAATAATATACTATCTATTCAGAACATAAACAAAATATATTAACGGGCCACCTATGAACGAACCAGCAAATAATAACGCAGAACACCAGAAAACCTTTAAAGCCAATAAAAAAGCCCTGGATGAATCTGAAATTAGAGGCGCTTACGCAAAAACAACACACCACAAAGATATAAAGAAAATAATTAAAGCATTCCCTAAACACCGTGAACAAATACTTCTATTTATTCACTCACTGGATCAGTAACTTCAGTAACCGTAGTGTAATAACTTCCATTCTGTTCTATAAAATCCCAGAAAGCAGGCCAGTTAACAGACTCTAATTCATATACATTACGGCACAAATCATAAGCCGTAATATCTAAAGCCGCATTATTATAATTTAAAAGATCCCAAAGTTCATTATCACCCGTTCTATGCCATTCAGAACCTACTACCTTTTGGGTTACTGGATCAATTAAAAGCCGCTTTCTTTCAGCCGTTAATTCTTTTAATTGTTTTTCAGTAATATCCATAGGCGCGCTAAAGAATGTTTTAGGCATTTCACCCACATTATTCCATTCTCTTTTTAACGCTGAATACCATCTATCTTTATAGTGATTAACCCATATTAAAAAACCCTGAATACCGCCCGCCGTATTCATAGAACTGAACTCTTTAACTAACCCTTTTTTCTTAGCCGCTGAATCACCCTTAATAGGATAAACACCATTTTCAAAATTACCGCAAAAATCATAAACCGTACTGGTTCTATAACCAGAATCCACTAAAGTTATAGCTATACGGTATTCACGCTGATCATCAGAAATATAAACAGCATCACGCATAAATTCAGCAAGCTTTACCCACGGGCTAAACATAGAATCTAAATCATCAGTAGGGCCTTCAATTTCAATATAATTAATCAAAAAAGCCCGCGACCATCTAGCCCAGCCAAAAACCGCTACAGATAAATAATTTTCCTGAACATCTACCGCACAAGTTAACAGAAGAATTTTAGAACCCGTTACTTCTTCCACGTATTTATTATTTATTTCACCATACTGATAACTAACCCGCCTATGTGGTGAAACATTCGCGTAAGTAAGCTGTTTTCCTGTTATTTCAAAAGTTTCACCTAAATTATTATTATAAAATTCCTGAAGTAAGCCGTTATCTTTTGGCCTTTCCTGCTCTATATCCCAAGCCGCTAACCAATCATTTACAATTTCAGGCCATGAATAAAAATCTACAGGCGAATATAAAGCGTTTAAATGGTACGACCTATGGCGCGGGTTAGCTGGTTTAGCAGTAGCTAACCAATGGCCGTTAGCTAACATAGAAGTTTTATCTTCATTTACGTGACTATGGCCGCAATCAGGGCTAATACAAATATATCTAACAGATTCAAAATCTAAAGCCCCATTAGATTCATAACCCCACTGAAGCCCGTAAGTATGGCCAGTTTCTTTACAAACACCACTAAATTTTAAAACCTGCATAGTTCCACATTTTACACACGGAACGTAATAATAACGCTGATCACCAGCTTTAAAGCCGCGCTCTATTCTGGAATTGCCTTTTATTAATGGCGTGGACGTTCTAAATATTTTTTTTGTAGCAGAAAAAGCCTTAGTCCTGGCTTCAGCTAACTTTTGTGGATCACCATCTTTACCAACCTTCAAAGGGTAACCATCTACTTCATCTTCTAACAATATCTTTATAGAACCTGAACGCAACTTAGCAGCATTCAAAGCACCTAAAAAATTACAGTAACCACCACCAAACCAGGATAATTTTAATTCTCGAATACCAGTTTTTCTATTACTAGATTCATCATTAGACTGAATAAGCCTATCTAAATCACTGAACTGAATCATAGGTATTATATATTCATCTAAGCGTTCTTTAGCTAAACCTTTATCAGCCGTTAAAAACATCATAGGCGAATTTTTTAGATGCTCTATAGAATAACCTATATAATTTTCTAAAATACCCACTGTAGCGCAAACCTGCGCGCCCTTCATAAAATCTATTTCATTAACTGGAAAATATGGATCACCACAATCTAAAATCTCTTTTAAATACGGCGCTACTGCAAATCTAAAATGACCAGGTTTAGGCGTAACCACTGCAGGTAAATAACGGTTTTTTTCAGCCCATTCAGAAGGCTTTAAATGAATTAATTCATCAGTTAGATTATGAAACTGGCCGTTAAGCCATGATTCACCATCTACGTTAAACGCTTCATCAAGCATTAGTAAGCGCGCGTTCTGATCTAACTTTTATATCTTTTAAAACCAGGCTAATCATCCCCCTTACCTGAAGTTCTAAATCTTCAGCTTTACCACCCGTTTTAGCCGCGCTAATTATATGCCTGGTAATATTGCCTGGAAGATCTGTTAACAGCCTCATATTACCCGTTTCTAAATTGCTAAAAACGTGCCTTTTAACTAAATCCCTATCTATCACTTCACCACGCTTTTTAGCTAAATCTAATTTCTTACTTTCAATTTCAGCAATAGTTTTTAAACTATTCGCATAACGTGAAAAAGCTTCATCAGTACCAAATTCATAAATTATTTCATTTAAAGTTTTATTACCATAATGATCAACTAAAGAAGCTTTATCATGAAAACCCTGGTGCTTAAATTTAGCGCCTGGATCTTGAATAAAGTTTTTCTTACGCTGGGCTTCTTCAGAATCAGCTTCAAGCGGCTTTATCAATTCCTTAACCGCTGGCCCACGCTCTTCACTTACACCGTGGAAGGCTTCATATTCATCCGCTATAGACTTTTCATAACCCAATGTTATTAATTTAGCTAACTGAACGTGTTTTTTAAATAAATAATGTTTAGCAGCCTGAACATCAATATCTATTTGATCATTAACAGCGGCTTCAGCAAGCGCGCCCCCTGGTTTAGTGGCCTGCGTAATAGCCGAACGTGAAACGCCCGCTTTATCTGCAAAAGACTTTTTAGAAACTAATCTAGCCATAACCAAAACCCGTAATTTTATAATTTGCTTAACTGGTAAAAAAACACCTTTAAAAAAACAAAATTTAAAAAACCCGAACCCCCCAATTAGTGAAGAAATTAAACGCGCGATTACGCGCAATTTCTATAAACTTCATTACTAAAAAAAATACAGCTAATAGCTGAAACGCATTAAGGCCCGTTACTGATCGTTTTAAACAATGAAGCAGAACAAGCTATTACGGGTTTAGATTATATTGTTAAGCTTAACAAAGCAATAGCTTAACAGCTTTACGAATCCCAAAAAGTGGCCGAGAGCCGCGCGGCGCAAAGATAAC